ATACTTACTTTAGCCATTTGATACTTCTAACATATGAACATATCCTAAATACTTATTTGTCGGGCATGTATAAACATTAATTTCCCTTTTCATAAATTTTTCCACTATTCCAACTTGAGTGAAGAAATCTTGTTTTGATTCTGATTTATCTTTTAACTTTTGGTCATATTCGTATTGCAATAAATCCCTTTTAACTTTCCATTTACCTTCTTTTGTCTGAGCAAATTTATTATCATACTTTGCGATCCTGTATAATGTATGAACCATATCAGTATTTGCATGTTCTAATTCAAACAACATATCCATAAAGATTGGTACAAATGAAGGCGGATATTTTTCCGGCAAATCATCTATATTACCAATTAACAAATATTGATATTCGCCTTTTTTACATTGTTCAAAGTTGAAAATCGGTAAAGTATTTAAACTTTTATAATACTTCTTTTTAAACATATTTTAAATTACTTTGCATAATCCTTTATCGTAAAGATTTTTCTTTATACCATCTCTTAACACTTCCCAAGTTTCTGAAAAATGCTTCTTTGACATATCCAAATAAAAAACAGTTGCATATTTTCTATTGAAAGCATCTTCATTGCTTTTTATTATTTTATATCGTAGCTTTTTAAAAAAATAAATTAGTTTAAACATATTTCATTAAATCAGTATCAAATAAATGTTCCTCGGTAATATTATTAAGTATCAAATCCGGTAAATCTCTTTTAAGCATTTCAATTAAATAACTTTGATTTTCTTGTGTCAATCCTAAAAGCAAATCTTCATCAGTCTCAACATTTTCAAAAAACAATCCTAAACTTTCTCTATTAGCTCTTATTTCAATAAATGATTCATTGACTTTTGATATTATGCTTCCATGAAGTTTACCAGTATCTTTTGCTGTTACAATATCTACCCTTTGACCTTTTTTTATTTTAAGGTCAATTGTTTGGGCTGCGTAAACTTCTCCTTCGTCTGCTTCGTTTGTTCTTAATTCTACCTCGTTAATATCAGTTCCTTTGGTTGAAAGTCTATTCCTGTTCATTTCTTCCATTGTCCTGATATATAAATCAGACTTTAAAAGCTGGACAATAAGAGCTTTTATATCAAAAGTTTTAAGCATAAAGAAAGCTGGCTAATTACCAGCCTCCTTTTCAATAGCTTTTTCGAGTTCTTTGATTGTCATATCCTTAAATCCTTCAACTCCTAATCCTTCAGCTTCAATTAAAAGAACTTCTTTTCTTGTTAGTTCAGGCTTTCCAACTAATTTATAATAGTCTTCCCTTGTGCCAAATCCCAGCCTTACGAAGTCATCCAGCTCGATCTTATCAAGCCTTTTACTTCTTTTTTTACCCTTTTTTATAAATACCTCGTTTTCAAATGGTTTTATTTTATTCATTTTAATAAATTTTAAGGTGCGGCTGGTGTTACGGTTAACATATAATCCGTTGGCGTTTCATAACCTTCAGTTGTTGCATCAGGTTGAACTGTTAACTGAATTAATACAGGTGCTGCCGTAAATGCAGAATCAGGCGTTAATGTATAACGTCCTTCTACTGTAGTGCTTTCTAAAATGCTATCAAGTTTCTCATCAGCACCGGAACTCACCAAACTTACTGTAAAATCTGCTGCTACTAAGTCAGTTATTCCAACAGCTCCAACATATGATTTAACATCTACAATAATACCGGTTGTTAAAGTACTTGCTGCTGCTACCTCTGTAATTTCGCAATCTACAATACCATCAACATCCTCAAATTGAAAAGCTGTTGGAAGTGCAATAATTCCATACTTATCCCACTCATCAGCATCTTTAAAGTCAATATAAACAGTCATTTTTTCACTTGCTCCTGAATTTTCACCTGCTACTTGATTTCCTGCAAAGTAATTAATTCCAAAACCTTCAAATATAGTTCCCAGTTGAGAAGTAGCTAGTATATAGTTATTCTCGGTTATGATTGCCATATCTAAATCCTGATTTTCTAAAGCGTGTAAAGCCTTAAGAGTATATGGTGCTAAATGTGTGAACACCATCGCAAGACGTTTATTTCCTGCGGAAACTTTTGACCTAATACCTGAAAAGTCTGACTCTTCAAATTTAGGTTCATCTTGAGTCGGGGTTACTTGATAAATTCGCACTCCCTTATCAAAATTAATGATATACCACCGAGATCCTTCGGCAAGATTTAAACCTGTTGTGTACGTAGCTTCGGCTTTTGCAATTGTTTCCGTTGCTGCAAATTCTGTGCCTTTTGGAAAAAATATTAATCCAACAGGCGGCCCTGGTTTAAAGTTACCTTTTTGATCGGCAATATTTTCATACGTTGTTGTGAAATCTAATTCTGCCATTTGTTTTTATTTTATGTTTTCGTTATCAAATACTTTTTTAATATTAATTGTTAATTTAAATTCTATTGCATCGGTATTTTCTCCAAATACATTTTTTTCATCAACGGCATAATTAGGCCTGAAATGCTTTTCAATAGCTAATTTTTCACCTCTATTTATTATTATTGCCGTTGAATCCTCTAATGTATTTTTAAAAAGTTCGAACAAAGGATTTAATATTCTTTCTAATTTATTAGTTATCCGTTCTTCTATTGTGTAATTCTGTTTTGAATTAGTTACAATTGATATCGTTATATCAACTTCTTTATCAATTAATTCATTTTCAATAGGAGTTTTCTGAGGCATGTCACCAAATAGCCAAATCAAATCAAACTTTTCATCCTTCTTTTGATTCATTCCTTTTCTTTGTACAATCTCAATTACCTCTTTTGGATATCCAAATTGAAAATTAATATACATTTCCCAAGTCATTTCGGTTGTGATGGTATCAGATGTAACAACATCAAATGAGTTTTCAAAAGTTGTATCTACATTTGAAACACGATAGTAACTAGATCCTATTTTTACCTTGAAATAATCTTTAAGGTTTCCAGTATCGCTGGTTCCGATTGTCCATGTTCCATCGCTTTCACTTGCAGATATAATAGTCCCGCTCGATTTCATTTCATCAATAACATCTTCAATTGTATCTTTTGGAAATATTATCATATATTAAATGAATTAATTTTCTCTTTTCTTGTGAATATCCATTGAGGGTAATAACTTTCTCCGTTGTCTACTCTCATTTGATAAATAAAATTATACAAATTACCAAGCAACTTACTTTTAGTGTAATTGTTCCCGAAAGGAGTTGTACCGAAATATTGAAGGTTATTGCCTCGGTTTAAATTCCATAAATCATCAATATTGTTTTCTTCAACCAATTCAGTTTGACCGTACAATTCGACCCCTCTATTAAAAATATCTATTACTTTATCAGTGCTTACGATTTCAGAATTTTCATTCTGATTTTCAAGCCATCCGGTTTTAGTTAATTTTGTATTGGATTTGAATTGTTCGTAAAAATAGAAGTAAGCTAAAAAACTAATTAAATTAGTACCATCAATTATCCCAGGATATTTTATAGTAAAGTCCCCAGAATAATCAATAGTATATTCTTTGCCATTTAATAGATTTTTATATTTTGTAGTTTCTGGGGCACCGTCTGAAAAATCATCTTCAAATAAAAGATATAAATGTTCACCAAGTGCATCAACTAAAAACCTTCTTTGAAATGAACTGTAATTTGTAAAAAATGCAGTTACAGAATCTTCATCACTAAAAGGTAGTGCCAGTTCACCATAAAAATATGTAGAATCTATTAAATCTATCATTCTAATATGTCCAAAATCTTATTTTTAACTCATCCAAATCAACTCCACTACCAGTATAATCACCAGCACTTGGATAAATAAATCTTACAACTATCCTTTTATAATCAAAAGAAACAGGCGTAATTGTTTGAGCTGCCACTGTATTTGTTCCTGAATATATCTGAGTACTATCATTAGAAGTAGCAGCAGCAGGGAAATAAGCAGTTGTATCTAACAACGTTGCTATTGTATAACTTGCAATCCCCTCCGTCATAACAGCATTATCAAACACATATTGATTATCCGCTGTTATTTCGGCTGAATTACTTTCAGCTAATAACGTTGAATAACCCTCAGTATCATATCCTTCGCCTAAAATTGAAATTTTAACAATTGTGTCTGTTGTGCTTAGCAGATCAAATTTACTTGAAATGTGAATTGAGCGAATTGAATTGGCAAAAGCTGTTACAAATATAATATCTAAAGTATCCTGATTAACTGTTAGACTATCAGCAGCAACTCCATTGTAAGTATGTCTAACATAATTGCTCTTCATACTCTTTTCAACCTCTCGATCCTGCGCATAAAGCGAAAGACCGAAGATCATAATTATTAATCCTATTAATATTCTTTTCATTTTGTGCTCCTTTTTTTTATTTGTTTATTTTCTTTTGTTTGTTTAACGGTTTTATCCTCTTTTGCAACTACCTTTTCGGTTTCATCTTTTGCCGGTCTGCCTCTTTTAATTTCAATTGCTCTTTTGTTTTTTATTAAAGCATTTGCAATAGCATCCGGTAGATTACGAGTTTTCCCGTCCAGAGTTTTAACCTTTTTCATGACTAAGCAGGTGTATTTGTAATAGTTGCAATATCGTCATCAACGGTATTAGACCAAATGAAAGCCGCTTTATCACGAGCAGCAAAAGCCATTCTTACAGATATTCGAGCAGTTTTTTCACCATCTATAAAATTGTCACCACTTAAACCGATTTGAAATTCCATTGTTTGACGAATTCCAAGCATAGTTTGTTTATTGTCGCCAACAACACACTGGTCAGATGTCATATCCTCAGTTAATTTAATATTTAAACCACAAACATTAACAGGATTCCCAATACCATCAAATTTAATTCTTCGATCCATGATTGAATTATCAAGTTGATCTTTTAAAGCTCCTAAATTATCAGCATCAGCAGGATTTAACCAAACTGTGTCGGCTCGGTATTTATTTCCTGAACACTGAAGCTTCATTTTTGCAATAAGATCGATAATATTTGCAGCAACTATTTCATCAGTATAAGTTGCAGCAACAAAAGCAGTACATTTACCAGTTGATCCGGTTGTACGCATTCCTTTAATTGCTGAACTATCATCCCCGGCTGTTCCAAGAACTTGGGAATTGATTTTATCCAATATTTTAGAAGGCATAACCATTGCAAGTTCATCAAGTGCTTCTGGTAAATCATCTAATGTTTCGTCTCCCAAAGTTGCATAAGCTGCTACTTTAAAAGATTTAAATTCAACGGTCTTAAATAATACACTTGATTGGTCAGGAGTTCCACCTTCTGAGGTTGTATCTGATCCATCAACATACGTATATGCTACTAATAGTGACATCGTTGGACGGTTAAGTCTTTTCGAAGGCATGTAATCAATAACATTTTGATAAATTGTTAAAGGAATACCAACCCTTTGAGGATCTAATTCAGTTAATCGAAGTAAATCAACGTAATTACCTGCTATGTTTGTATTAAACATATCTACAGCTACTTTTACTTCAAATACCGGGGTTGTTTTTTCACCTTTCTCAGTGAAATAATCCTTTAATGATACTCTTTCTCCGAAATCATCACTTTTTTTGGATAATATCTTATCAGCCATCTTATGATTCATAATTGAATCTTCAAGAGCTTTCCTAAATGTTACGGGTGCATCTTTTTTACCATTGCCCTCTTTTAAACTTTTAATAGATAATCCTTGGGTATCAATAGTTTCTTTTTGCTCAGTAGAAAGCTTTTCAAGTCCTTCTACTTTTTTGGTCATTGTTTCTAAAGAATCGTTTAATTCCTTCATTCCAGAATTATCAAGTTTCTCAATCTTTTCATTGAGTTCTTTAACCTTTAGATCGACATCTGCCTGTTTTACATTATCTTTTTGAGACTCAGTAATAACAGAGTTTACATCCGTCATTATGTCCTTAAGTAATGCTTTTTTTTCAGCTTCTTGTTTTTCTTTTTCAGCTTTAATTTCTTCTTTTGTCATTTTTTTAGCGTTTAAAATTTTTAATATAAGTATCTCTTAAACCTTTATAATCAATTGGAGTGTCCTTTTTATCCGGCTCAATTGGAGTGGATTTATTAGACGGCTCGAATTCATTAATCATTTGTTTTATTTGTAATATTTGTAATTCAAAGTTTCTCATTGAGTCATCAGATACGGTTCCGGTTTTTAATTGCTTAGTTAATAAATCTATTCTTTCAAATAGTTTTATTTTTACAATATTTGGATCACTTGACTTTGAACCTAGATAAGGAGTTAATTGATTTGCGCCAAATGCAACCGTGGATCCTTCATATAAATCGATTTCCTTAACAAGCCATAGATAACCCACCTTCTCAGCATCTTCGGGATTTATTAATAATTGCAATACCCTATCCCAATCATCTGAATCTTCTTCCATATATTCAAGTTGTAAATAACGGAACCCAATGGAATGATTATCGTAAACCTCTTCTTGGTATTTAATAAGTGTGTCATTTCCATCAGTAGTATTCAGCATTTTTGTTTCAAAATAAATACCTGTGATGTTATCAATAGTTTTTTCTTCAAGTACTAATATCTTACCAGGCAATTTTGTGAGGTCATGGAATAAAGCATGTTTGATTTTACCAACTGAATTTGAATCGGGGCCACGTTCTAAAATAGATTTCTTCGCAGCTCCTGGAATTAAAACGTCCCAATCTTTATCAAAATAATAAGCTGTATTATAAAACCCTGTTATAATTCTTTTCGTTAAATCAATATCCTTAATTGTTAAAAAAGGATTTTCAGATTTAACCTGGTAAAAAGTATTTAACTTCTTTTGCTTTAATATTTCAATCTGTGATAATTCCATTTTTTCCTAGTATTAATTTTGCTTGATCTTCTGACATATTAAATAAATACATTAATATTTGTATTCCTGAATCTTCGCTTGTGTTTCCTTCTTTAACTGATTTTTGTATGCTTAATATTGTTTGTGAGTTCTTAGAATTTCGTTCAGCTTTTACTTTTTCATCTTCTTGTAATATTTCAAGGTGTGAAAAGTCTAATATTAATTTCCCTTTTTCTATTACTAAGAATTTTGTTAATCCATTTGCCAAATCTTCAGCAACCGGAATAATCCTATTTCTATAAAATGAACGTTCTGCGCTGTCTTTATTTGTGAATGTTGTGCCTTTGGTATTTGAAAACAATTCTTTTGGAGTGGCATAAGCATCGCAAATTTTATAAAAGTCCTGTTCAGTTTCTTCCATTAATTGTAATCTACGACTATCAAAAGTGTTACCCTCCCAGCGTATATCCTTATTTGTTACCATGATAGCAGACTTGCCATTAGTAAGCCCGTAGTTTCTTGTAGCTTGGTCTCTTATTTCTTTTTTCTCCTCCGATCTTAAGGCCCAAGTTGCACCCGTTGCGTCTTTTGAAGCATTAACCCAAGCTCCAATGGCTCCACGACTATTTAATAAAACGTTTCTACTTTCATAAGCTGCAATGATATTAGATAATGCTTTGCTTAATCCTATCATTCTGGATTGACCTAAGACATATTGACCATTTTTATATTTTATTCCAATGTCGTTTGATAATAATATATCTTCGGTTTCAAATTTATGACCATCCCGACCTCCAAATAGATAACCTTCAATTATTTCGTTTAGTTCAGTTTGTTGAAATAGCTTACCAGTCATTTTAACCGACATCTCTTGAGCTGGTATATTATAAAGACATTTTATATTATCAAAAGTTGGTTTTCGGCCATCAGGATAAAGCTTATATATAAAATCATTACCAAATACAGCTTTATAAACATAAAAGTCCTTTAATAATTCTTTACCATTTTGTACGGGATTGGGATTATTCAGTAATTTCAAAGAACTATGATCTTCATTTTCTCCTTTTTCGTTCTGGTATTTCCATATTCCGTTACTAATTGACTCAGCACCGTAATTTATTACAGCGTTTAGCTCTGGAATCTCATAATAAGCGTTTAAAAGTGTATTGTTTTTGCCTAAATTTAGCCAAGTAGGGTTAAGATTTCCGTACTTATAAAATAGTTTATTGTCTCTTATCTTAGTAAATAGGCTACTCACCCACCTTTTTACGTCCATATTTTAACATTTTTCCAAATTTAATTAATATAATTGGTTTGTTTTGTAGCAATTTTTTACTACATTTGCGAAATGAAAGAGTTTAAGGACATTCCCTTTAGTTTTATCTCAACATCACTTACCGGATATCAGAAAAGAAGCGTAGAAATTAAATATGAAATTGTTAACAGAATTAATAAGGCTAAAGTGAGGGGTGAAAAGGAAACCGTATTTTATGAATTAGCTACTGAATTGAATATTGAATATGAGACTGTGAGGAAAATTTATTATACAATAACTAAAAAATAACCATGAAAAAGAAAAAACAGATTAAAAAGATAAAACACCATTCGAAAAATTCAAAGCCTATTGGTAAAGTAGCTAAATTAAGTATTGATAATAATATCTTGACAGTTAAATATAAATATAATGAAGAATATCAGAAAACTATATTGATTGCTACTTGTCCAATATGTAATATCAAACTTAATGTTAATAAAGATGGTATCATAAAAAAATGTTTTAATTGCGGTAAAGGCATTACACCTATATTTTCATTTAAAGCAGAACCGTTTGAAAATAAACCACTAACTTACCACTCTCTCACCCAAGAATTAAAGGAAAAACTATTTAAAACACATGAACACGGTGAAACTGTTAAAGGGAAAGAAATCGTATACAAAGAATCTGATGTAGTAGATATTATTAATTATTGTTTAAACTTAACTAAATAAAATATCTGAATTAACTAAACTTATTGAATTACAATAATCATATTGTTTAACTAAATTATATAAAAATGAATGAAAAATTAGAGGCAAAAAAGCACGATGAAGCTTATGTAGACGAAATGATAAATTGGATAGATGAACGCATTTTGAACATAAGTAGCGACAAATTAACTGTTGAGTATTTGCAAAATATTTGTAAGATACACCAAAGAGAGTGCAAGAATATAATTGATTCTATGTCATTGTCTATTTCTTATATGGATAAGCAAATCATTGGCGACCCAATGATGCCTGGAAAAGTAAAGAAGTATCTAGCTGGTCAATTGGAATTGCATACAATGATTAAGATTAAAAAACCACCAGTACCAGAAAAACCAAAAGGTAGAAAGATAACAAATTATGCACTTGATAAAAAAGGAAAATAATGATTTGATACTGATCGAATTGAATTAATTTAAATTATGACAAGATGCTTCTGACATACCAAGCTAACAAAGCTAAACTATCAGGGGCATCATCATTTTTATTAGTGCTTTCCTTTAGAAATGAAGTAAGATTTTTCATGAACTTATCATAAGCAGATCCTTTTTCATAGTCAGTTCTAAAATAGCAATATTCTGTAATCCATCCTGATTGAACTAATATCCTGGTTAACTTCTTTGTTGAATTCCATTTACCGTAAAAACTTACGTTTGGGTTATCATCTGTTAATCCGCTTATATATAAACTTCCTTCTTTGTTTGTTTCAATTACACAATTCTCAATCCTGTTCTTACTAAATTGTGCTTCAGATAATGGTTTATTAATCTTTAAGTTTTCTTTGTTAAATACAACATCAATAATATAAACTTTGTTCTTATCCTTTAGGCTGTCGACATGGCTATAAAAGTCGGTTCCTTCGTCTGCTGTATCAATAGCTGAAGTTCGTTCATATTCTATTCCATTATTTAAATCAGATAGCTTAAAACGCTTTAATTCGCTTTCTGGAAATACAAGTCCTTTTAACTGTTTAGGATCTTGCATATATTGAGTATCGAAAGTATGTGATGTTTCCGAGGAATCTTTTAATTCGTTTATATCATCTATATTTAATTTCCATTCCCAAAGAGGCTTATCATTATATATTACAGGCAAAACTAAATTCTTAGATTTATTATTGTTTTCATAGAATTTTAAAAGTACTGAGGTTGCATCTTCAAGGCCGGCCCTTTGTTGAATATTTATGATTGGAGTATCTTTGCTGTTTTTTCTTGATAGGATAGTACTGAAGATTATTTCATTTGCCTTAGTGTTTTTCATGTTCAAATCTTCAGAGTCAGATATTTTATTTATATCATCCAAAACTATACAGCCCTCGAAATCTCTTATATAATCTTCTAAATCTTCATTAATCTCAATCATTTGACCGGCTCCAAATCCTGTTATTTGTCCGAAGATAGTTGCTGTTTTTAGTCCCCCGCCCTGGTCCGTTCGCCAAAGGTTTTTAGCTTTCTGATCTTTTTTTAATTCGACATCAAAATACTCTTTGTACTTTTCGCATGAGATAATATCTCTTATACGTACCGAGGTTTCTGATCTTAGTTCGTCTGAAGATGTTATATAAAGATAATTAGCTTTTGGATTGTTTGCTAGTCCCCTGGCAATAAAGTTGATTGCTGCTAGTTCTGTTTTGCTAAACCTGGGAGGTATATTTATATTTAAGAATATTAATTCGTAATCCTCGACCTTCTGAAGATTATCGCATATTATTTCATGATGGAAATTAACTATAAAATCAGTGCCCCTTAATTCTTTGTAAAAATATATAGTAAAATCTAAAAGGGATTCTTTTAAACTTTTCTTTAATTTAATTAATGCCTTTTTCTCTAATAGTTCTAAATATTCCTTTTTCTCTGGTAGTGTTAGGTTTTGCATTTATTCAATTTCTAAGTATTTCGATTACTTTATCTTTTTTCATTTTAGTTTTATTTACGATGTTAGTTCCACAATTATCACATACTAATTTAGTTCTGTTATCTGTAAATTTAAGTGAATTATTAGAACATACATTACATTTATCTATTGGTAACCAAATATAGTTAGGTTTGTATTTATTATTGCTTACTTGTTTTATTATTAATTCAATTATGTTAATTTCAGTTGGTTCAATTACATCCATCTATATAAATATTATAAATTTTATCAAAATCGCTTAATTCAATAACCATAATTGATTTATTATAAGGATGGAAGAAAATAGTAATAAATTCATTGACAAGTATGTATGTTGTCATATTACAATCTATTTTATAGCGTTCAATTAATAAAGCTGATACTCTACCTAATTGGTCAAACAACTTTTTTTCATCATTGAATTTTGATAAATTAACTCTAAGTTTTATTTCTGTCATATCCAAAGGTACTAAATAACTCCCAATTTAACTAACTTCTCATAACAACGTTTTGTTGCCCTTACATCATCCATTGAATTATGAGCAGGGAATGAATCATTAAATAACTTATCATATAATTCAATTAATGTAGGCCATTTGCCACCCCGACCGTCTTTATGTTTTGCATTAACAAACTTAATTGATTTCATCATGGTATCAATTCTTTTGTCTTTATGTAGTGTGTTATTAAAATTAGCGATGTTGAAAATATCTATATTAGCATTTAATTCTTTGCTAAACATAACTGGCTTATCATTTTTTATTTTTCTTAACACATTAGCCTTAATTATCGAAATATCAAAATATACATTGTGCCCGATTATCTTATTAGCTTCAGCAGAATCAATTAAAAGTAATAATAAAACAGATCTAAGATCAAATCCATCATTAATTGCCATTTCATTTGTTATTCCATGTATCTTTGTTGCCTCATCAGGTATTAAATAACCATCAGGCTTAATTATGTAGTCATTTTCTTTACCGTTATAAATCCATGAAATAGATACTATGTGAGGGAATCTCATGTAGTCAATTTTCCAGTTTGAATTCTTTGGAGGTAATCCAGTGGTTTCAATATCTAGATATAAGTTCATTTTATTTGCGTTGTAAGAATTTCATATAACTAATAATCTCACTTAGTTTAAGGTCTTTCATTTTTGTATTACCTATTAAATCCATAAGTTCTTGTTTCTTTTCTTCGATAGTTTTATCAACTTTAGTCGCTTTACTTAAATCCCTACAAGCATTTTCAAATTGTTTAGATAGTTTAGCAGCATCAATTAATGATTGAAGTATATTATATGGAAATGATTTATTTTGTATTTCTTTGATTTCTTCAGCTAGTTTATTGAAGTCTGTTTTGCCTGGTTTAATATGTCTTTCAAATACAGCCCAATACCTATGTAATAATTCCCAGTCAATTTCAGATACTTCATTATCAAAATTTCTTTGCCATGATAAATAAAGTTGTTTTATATCTTTAACCTGATAACCTCTATCTGCAGCAGCTTTTACAAATTCACACCATTCTTTAAAGTTGCCTATATTTTCACAATTGAATAAAATTAAAAGAGCTAACAACATTTCAAAGTCAATTACGCTTTTAAAAACTAAGTCTTTTATTGTTTTGTAATTCCAAAGACATAAAAACAAACGGTCAAGTTCATTTTCTAAATTAGTGAGCAATGGCTCACTTATTCTGGTTTTTTTGATAAATGTTTCTCTATTCATTTTATATAATTTTATTATTTAATTTTATTATTCTATAAATTTCTTCTTTTAACATTTCTTCATTTGATTTTTTATCTGTGAAAGCTTCAGCTACTTCGGAAATATGTTTTGTTAGATATTCTTGCTCATCTAGTCTTTCATTTTTTCGTTTAATTATTGCATTAATCTCATCAGTAGCTTCTTTTAAAAGCTTAGTTGTTTTCTTAAATCCAATTATATCAGATACTTTCCCAACAAATAGTTGTTTAATTAATTTTTCTTTATTCATAATTTTAGCTTTAATAATGATTCTCCTGCCTGTGATGCTGCAATACCTAATGATTTAAAGTTGTTTGACATTTCTTTAAATAATAAAGTATATTGCATTAATACTAATTTAATAAATACCTTTGTATTAGACTTGAGTAAATATTCGCTTATTGTCATTTTGTATAGATTTTAAATAATTAGCTATTTTCTGAAAGCCTCATTATACTTGCATTACATTAGATTGTTTCAGTACTAAAACAAAAGTTAATATTCACCTGATAAATATTCAATAATACAAGGTTTTGATATGTTTACTTTCTCTATTTTAAATTTATTAGTATGGATTAAGGTTTTTTTTGCTATCCCTTTGGCTTGATTAGCATCGTTTGCAGCTATTATAAGACATCCTCCAACTGGATATATAGGTATAAAATCAACTTTATATATTTTCATTTCTTCTTATCCTTTTTAGTTAATTCATTGATTCGTGCATCAATTTCGGCCTCGGTTGGTTCTTCATTTATATTAGTTTGTTTTATTTCTAATTTATCAC